TTATTAAAAGCTATTTGGGAAAAAAATCTTGAAGTTCGACCTCTCGAAGACAGGGACTGGGAGCTACAAGTTGGACGCGCAGTTAGTAATAATAAAATCTAACTTGAAATTCTAAGATTGGCCTTGTAGAATTTATTCGAGGTCAAAATATGCTTTTTCCTACTGGAAAGCCACATGTTTCTTATTCTGAAGTAAAAGCCTGGAAAGACTGTTCTTGGAGGCACAAACTTGTCTATATTGACAAGATTGATAAATTCAAGCCAAGCCCAAATATTGATTTTGGAACACATGTTCATGCTGAATGTGAAGAGTATCTTCAAAAAAGAACTTTTAATCTTGATCGGCTAGAAAGCAGTATTAGAAGTGGCTGGGAAAAGAAAGGCTTTGAAAATCCAGATACATGGATAAAAGAAGCCAAGCAAATTATTGATGAAATTCCAGAATTTCTTGAAAAAACGTTTCCAAGCTGGGAATTTATTGCAGCAGAGCACGCATTGTATGAAACTGTAGAAGGCAGTGATATAAAGTTCAAAGGCTTTATTGATGCAATGATAAAATCAAAGAATAGTCATGAACAAGATAGATTGTGGATTATTGACTGGAAAACAACTGGCTCCCGAGGCTGGGCTGCTGATAAAAAGCAAGACTTTTTAGTGCAAGCACAGATTGCACTCTACAAGTATTATACTAGCCAGAAATTTGAAATTGATCCTAAAGAAATTAAGTGCGGATTTGTTCTACTGAAGCGAGGAGTAAAGAAAGGCAAAGCTTGTGAGCTCGTAGAAGTATCTGTTGGTCCAAAAATGTTAGAGAATGCAAACAAGCTTGTAACATCAATGATTAGCAATGTTACTGCAGGAAAGGCAATAAAAAATAGAATGTCTTGCACGTATTGTGAGTTTAAAAATACTGATCATTGTCCAGGATCAATAGAATATCCAGCATTTACTAATTCAAGATAAAGACTATGTTTAATCAACAAACATGAAAAAGAAAGTTTTAATCCTATCAGATCATGCTCTTTCAACATCCGGTGTAGGCACACAAACTAGACATCTTGTCAATGGTTTGCTAGCAAAGGGTGGGTGGACATTTAGACAGTTTGGAGCAGCAGTCAAGCATACTGACTATAGAACTGTCGTAGTCAATGAAGATTTTATTATCAAGCCAATTGATGGATTTGGCAATAGAGATCTTCTTCGAATTACACTTGCAACTGAAAAGCCAGATCTTCTTTTGATCTTTACAGATCCTAGATTTTTTGTCTGGTTGTTTGAGATGGAAGATGAAATTCATCAAATTTGTCCTGTTGCATGGTGGCATGTATGGGATAATTTGCCGTATCCATCATTCAATGCACCACTGTATGAAGCAACTGATTTAATCAATTGCCACTCTTATGCAACGTATGACATGCTTAAGGATAAGTTTCCAGAAAAGACAAACTTTATTCCTCATTCAATACCGCCAGAACTTTTCTTTCCAATACCAGCCCAAGAAAGAAAAAACTTTAAAATGCAAATGCTTGGAAATGAAAGAGCTGATCATTTTACTGGAATCTGGGTTAATAGGAATGCAAGAAGAAAACGCCCTAGTGATGTGCTTGAATCATGGAAGCTTTTTATTGATGACTTGCAGCTACGACACGGTCACAAGAAAGCATCACTAATTATGCATACAGACCCACTTGATCAAGAAGGTCCAAACTTGTTTGCAGTTGCAGACTATCTAGGGATCCAGCAAAACGTTGTCTTTTCAAAAGAGAGACTTGCATTCGATAAGATGAATATTCTCTATAATATATCAGATTTTTGTATTAATATAAGTTTTGCTGAGGGGTTTGGTCTTTCAACTCTTGAGGCTATGAATGCAGGTGTCCCAATTATTGCTGCAAAAACAGGAGGTATGACACGACAAGTTGTCGATCATAGAGATGGTTCTCACAACGGCGTTGCACTTGATATTGACATAAAGACGCTGGTTGGCTCACAAGGAGTTCCCTATATCTATGAAGACTATGTCAAGAATGAAAATGTTGCTCAAGCAATCATGAAAATGTATGAGCTTAATGATCTTGAGAGGGTAAAGCTTGGAAAGAAAGTTTTTGACTATGCAAGATCTGAATTTGGGTTTAATAAAACGATTGATATGTGGCATGAATCAGCAAATACTTTGATTTCTAGCTGGAAGCAAAATAGAAAAACATTTAGTGTCGAGGAGATGTAATGAAAATTGTCATACGGGCTCCGTTGCTTAGTATTTCTGGATACGGCCAGCATAGCAGACAAGTTTTTGAAGCAATAAAACAGATTCCAGATTGCAATCTATTTACACAAATAGTGCAATGGGGAAATACTTCCTGGCTTATTGACTCTGCATCTGAAGATGGAATCATAGACGATATTATGAAAAGATCCACAGATGAACAATCTGGGTTTGATGTTTCATTCCAGGTTCAACTACCAGATGAATGGTCAACCAGCTTGGCAAAGATAAACGTTGGAATAACTGCAGCTGTTGAAACAGATACTTGCAATCCTGTCTGGATTGAAAAGTGCAATACAATGACAGCTATTGTCGTTCCTTCAAACTTTACAAAAGGCGTGCTTGAAAGGACAGGAAAGCTGACTGTACCGATCTATGTTGTTCCAGAATGGTATATGACTGCGATTGAAAATTCAGAAAATGCTATCGACATGCAGCTTAGAACAAGTTTTAACTTTTTAATAGTCAGTCAGCTAACTGCAACTGAATCAGCTGTAGATAGAAAAAACATTACAGATACTATCAAGTGGATCTGTGAAACATTTAAAGATGACAAAGATGTTGGAATAGTTCTAAAAACAAATAGCGGCCGCGGAACTTCAATTGATAGAAGTTATACTTCTGGAACAATTCGAGGATTTCTTAGGCAGATAAGAAGTAACAGCAGTGTTCCAGTCTATCTTGTTCATGGAAACATGACAAATGATGAGATTTCTTCACTTTATAAACATAAAAGCATAAAAGCACTCGTAAGTCTTACCAGAGGTGAAGGATTTGGTCTGCCGCTCCTCGAAGCAGCTGCTTCTGGTCTTCCTGTTATTGCTACAGAGTGGTCTGCACATACTGAGTTTTTAAATCTTGGTAAGTGGACAAAAATAGACAATACGCTCGTAAAAGTACCTGATGCGAGAATAGACGGAAGAATATTTATGAGCGGAACACACTGGGCACAACCCAGTGAAGCAATCTTCAAAAAGAAAATCAAGAAATTTAGAGAATCTAGTGCTGTGCCAAAACAATGGGCACTTGAGCTCAAAGACAAATGTCGAAAGAGCTATTCCAAAGACAAAATATTAGAAACTTATAATCAAGTTATATCAAGGATACTAAATGGTTCTTGAAATACTGATAGTTATTCTATTGCTTCTATTGACAACTTCAGTATATTTTAATATTAAATTTGGCATGATTATCCTAAGAATGCAAGATGAAATTGAAGATTGTCTTGATGCATTTGATGAAAAATACGGAATATTTGCAAAAATTCTTGAAAAACCTATCTTTTTTGATTCTATTGAAATAAGACAAGTTATTCAAGAAATCAAATCAAGTCAGGCTCTTCTACTTAGAGTAGCCAATATTATTGCAAGCCCAGGTGGAGAAAAATCATGATTAAAGCAGCCAAAGGTGATTCACCTCCTAAAAAGAACGATCTTAAGCTTTATTTTCACACTGGAACACATGACGCAATTGTGAAATTCCAGACAGAAGAAGATAATGCATGCAGAGAAAAAATATACACGGAAGATATTTTGCCTGCTTTTACAAAGCTTGTTGAAAACTTAATTTTTATCCACGGTGCAAATGCGCATGTCACTGTTGATGAATTTAGAAGCGACTGTGTTAGTTTTCTTTATGAGAAAATGAAAAAGTTTGATGCATCTCGTGGATCAAAAGCTTTTTCATACTTTAATGTTGTTGCAAAAAACTGGATCATTGTTAGAATGAGACAGAAAATCAAGCATACCAAGCGACACATAAATATTGATGATAAAACAATAGTTCCTGAAATAGAACTTATGGATATTGTTGAGCCTACCTTTGAACTATACGGATCAACTGGGAAAAAAGCTGTTCAAGCTGCGCAATTAGATCTTATGTTTGTCGAAGTTGCTGATAGGCTAAATCAAGATCATGAAAAGCTTTGTATGGATGCAATAGTTAAGTTATTTAAAAATATTGATGAAATAGATTTTTTCAATAAGCGTGCGGTATTTGTCTATATTAGAGAAATGACAAATCTTAATACAAAGCAAATTTCAACTGCAATGTCATCTATCAAGAAGCACTATAGAGGAACAATGTCAGAATTTGAATTTGATATCTTTGGATAAAATAGGAGACACATGGCAAAGAAAACAGCGGAAGTAGACGTTATTAATGCACAGCTTAACATTCTAGATAACAAAGTAAAGAAAGCAAAGCAATTTGAAGAATTACTAGAATCAATAGAAGACATAGATGATAAAAAGCGAATATTGTGGACAGAAATCTATAAAAATGCAATAACAGATAGAGAAAGTGCTTCAATTTTATATACAGATACTATTATGCAACTAAAAGGTAATGCTGCAAATCATACAATTCTCGGACCTGTTGTTGTAAAGTACATAGAGCGGATGTCACGTGCAAATGACCAGCTAATCAAGCTTGCAGAGATTATTACAAAAGAAGATAATAGGCCAATAGATTCAAACTCAATCTATGATCAAATCAACGAGGATGACTAAGTTATGTTTCAAGAAGTTATTGTAGTTGATTATATCACAGATATTAATGCACTGACTTCTGAACAATCTAGCAAGATTGTATCTGGACTTGCAAATTCTCACTTTCTTGACAATTGTCCTTGTGGAACAATTGTTGCAATTCCAATTTCTGGAAGGCTGAATAATCAAAAAAGAGTATATTTTCCTTTCTTTTCTCATCTTACATTTCCGCTAAAAGCCGGAGAAAGAGCCTGGGTTTTTGATCAAGCAACAAGCCAGGTTTCATATTGGATGACTAGAAAAGTTCAAAACATGTCTGCTGAAGATTTAAACTTTACACACGATGACAGGGCTAGGCTATACGGGGCTTTGAAGTCTGATCCAGATGGCAGAAAGAAAAATTCAAAGATATTTTTTGACGCACAATCATCTGCAATTGATCTTGACAGTGTTAGGACTAATGCAATTTCAAAGTCTGAATTTGTTGGTGAGCCTACATTGGCAATAACAAGCAAATCAATAGACTTTACAATCCAGGGATCTAATAGTACAGCAATAAATCTTTCTTGTGATGACGGGCTAGGTTCAGGCACAATAAACATCATTGCTGGCTTGGCAATGACTGAAGATCAAGAGACTATTAAGAATTCAAGTGGCTATGATGAAATAGTCAAGCCAATAATAACTGAAGATGAAGGCTACGAAACATCAGGAATACTCAGCAAATATGATGAATCTAGAATTATTATTTCTAGAAAGTTTAGTGCAGATGATTATTATTCAATAGACAGCAATGACTCAGGTAAACAGCCTACAATTGCAATAAAATCTGACGCAATTAGAATTATTTCTGAAAATGATCTTAAGATCAAAGTAGCAGGCGGAACTAGCATCATTATTAAGAACGACGGCAATATTGTTATTACACCTGGAGATAAAATAAGGCTCTCTGGCGAAAATGACGATCAAGCCTATCTTCGATATGATGATTTTAAAAAGATAGTTGAAAACTTACTTGATATTGCAGGAGCATTGCAATCTTCTTTGGCCCCGAGCGGCGCTGCTACAGCGACTATAGTCCCAACGTTGATCGTAAGCGGGGTGACTCCTCAGTCTGAGGAGTTTAATACTGCAGTTGATGCTTCCGTCGAAGGGGCCTGTGCCGCTCAATTTGCTGAGATAAGTCTCGGAGCTAGTGAAATTATGTCGCTACTAGAGACTATAAAGTCAAAAAAGATTCTAGGATCTTAGATTCTAAATACTTATTAGCATGGCAGCAATTAGCTTTAAGAGTGTGGGTGATCTTGCAGATAATCCACGAAGTGTTCAACCAGTCCAACCACAGCCGGTAGGAATTTCAACACCTGTCAACTATTCATCAAAGATTGGTGGACCATTTGCAATGTCAAATGTAGTTCTTGACCAGATGATTGACAATTTTAGAAATATGTTGCTTATAAATCACGGAGAGCGACTGCCATTCTATGATTTTGGTGCAAATCTTAGAGCTCTTATGACAGAGCGGCTTTCACTATCAGATTACGATGAACAAGCCATGCTACTTGTCAAGTCAACAACTGAGAAGTATATGCCGTTCATCAGCCTTGGCTCTTTTGAGACTCAAATACTCAATACAGATCAAAATGGAATATCAAAGATAAAGATAAAGATAAATTTTTCTATTCCAAAGCTTTCAACCTCAGTAAAGACAGTTGAAATTATCATCACAAATATCGGATAAATAGATGGCACTCTCAGACGTAAAAAAGAATCTTAAGCAAAAAAGGCAGAGAAACTATCTTGCTAAAGACTTTAATAGTCTTAGAGCAGAGCTTCTACAATATGCAAGACTGTATTTTCCGGACAAGATTCAAGATTTTTCTGAAGCATCTGTTGGTGGTATGCTAATTGATCTTGTTGCGTACATAGGAGATCAGACGTCTTTTTATCTTGATCACCAGTTTAATGAACTTAGCCTTGATACAGCAGTAGAAAGAAGAAACGTTGAAAGGCTTATACGTCTTGCTGGTGTGAAGATCAAGGGTGCATCACCGGCTTTTTGCGATATTGATTTTGTTTTTACTATTGATGCAGCACTTTTAACTGATGGATACTTTCCTACAAAATCACAATTACCAATTCTAAAAGCAGGAACACGGTGCACTTCAAATACCGGAATTAGCTTTACACTTGTCAACGATATTGATTTTTCTGAGAAAGATGATTTTGGAAAGTATATTGCAACATATACAATTTTAACCACAGATGCCAATAAAAATCCGGCAACATTTTCTGTCAAAAGAACAGCTACATGTGCATCGGGCGGCATAGCAGAAGAACAATTTACTTTTGGAAATGATGCAGCTCCCTTTAAAACAATTTCGCTCGGAAATCCAAATGTAAGTGAAGTCTTGCTTGTCAAAGATAGCATAGGAAATGAATACTATGAAGTTGATTCTCTTGCACAAGATACAGTATTCAGAGCAATTGACAACTACAATCAAGATAGTCTAGCAGTTGAAAATGCAATTGCAATTGTTCCTGCACCATATAGATTTATAACTCGTGCAAATTCAGACTCAGGAGCTGTCACGATTGTTTTTGGTTCCGGGCAAGCAGATACACTTGATAATGATATTCTTCCAGATCCAAGTGAAGTTTCTTTGCCGCTTTTTGGAGACAAGAAGACATTTCAAAGAGTTTCAATTGATCCAAATTCATTACTTGGTTCAAAAAGCTTAGGAGTTAGTCCTAAAAATACTACCATTCGTGTACGTTACAGACACGGCGGCGGAATTTCTCACAATGTTGCTGCAAATAGTATAAAAACAGTGAGCAACCTTTCGACGAGCTTTGGAGCAGGTGTAACTGCAGGAAAAGTTGCAACAATTAGAGCGTCAATTACGGTAAATAATATTTCTGTTGCGCAAGGAGGAGAAAATGCACCAACCATTGAAGACTTGCGCCTCATAGCTCTGTCTACCAGAAATTCACAAAATAGAGTTGTGTCCAAGGAAGACTTGCTTTCAAGAATTTTCCTGATGCCAACAAATTTCGGAAGAGCATTTAGAGTAGGAATTCAACCAAACCCAGTTAATCCGTTGTCTTCTTTGCTTTATCTTGTCAGTAGAGATTCAAGTGGCTATCTTGTTCAGTCTCCTGATACACTTAAGCGAAATATTTCAACGTATATCAATGAATTTAGAGTTGTCTCAGACTCGTTTGACATTCTTGATTCAAAGATAGTTAATATTGGTTTTTCTTATACTGTTATAATCGATGACAGAGAAGACAAATCAGGGATTCTAACAAAGATAAACAATTCAATAATTCAATATCTCGATACTAAAAACATGCACATTGATGCAGGAATTAGTATATCTGATATGGTAAATCTAATAATAAATCAAGAAGGTGTAACAAGCCTTGACAAATATGAATTTACAAGCCTTGCCGGATCAATTGATGATAGATCATACTCATCAATGTCAATAAGCACAAAAAAGTCAATTACAAGAGGTGTACTTTCCCCGCCCGCTGGTGGCATTTTTGAAGTAAAGTATCCCAATACAGACATTGTTGGAAATGCAATCTAGGAGTTTAGATGTATCGAATAGTTCAAGCAGACAAAGACACATATATCACTAATAAGATTATTTCTAATACACTTAGAGCTACTGATTCTAATACCGGTCAAGCCGGAACTATAGATATTTTTAAGCTCTATGATGAAAACACTTTTAGCGGAGAAGATTCTCCAATAGAGCTAAGTAGAGCACTTATTCATTTTGATCTTACAGATATTAAAGACGCAATAACAGCTGGGCAGCTAGATATTGGCTCTGCAAATCTTACATGTAGCATTAGTTTATCTGATGTGTATGGCGGTCAAACTACTCCTTCTAATTTTAAGCTCTCTGTATACCCACTTTCAAAAAGCTTTGACGAAGGCAATGGAAGAGATGTTGTAAGATTTGAAGATATTGATGTTACCAACTTTATTACAGCTTCAGTATCTGGTACACCTGTTTTGTGGGCCATGACTGGTGCAAATTACGGAGGAAGTCTTACAACACCAGACGTCGACTATTTTATACAAGGAAATTTGAATGATGGAAACGGAATTGTTTCCTTTGAATCTTCTCAAATATTTCAGTCAGGCCAAGAAGATCTAAGTGTCAATGTAACCAAAATTGTCTCCGGTGTCCTGGCAGGAATCATTCCGGATACAGGATTTAGACTTTCATTTACATCATCCCAAGAGACTGATGGGAAGACAAGGTTTGTCAAGCGGTTTGCTTCAAGAAATACAACAAACACAGCTAAGCGACCAAAGCTTATCATAACTTATGACGATTCTATCTCAGATCAAACACAGATGTTTGAATTTAATACATCAGGATCGATATTTCTTAATTCATACACGAGAGGGGTTCAATCTAACCTACTCTCAGGCTCTTCGCTTACACAGCTAACTGGCAGCAATTGTGTTATCGTAAAGATTGAATCTGGTAGCATATCTAGATTTTATAGTGGATCTCAATATTCAATAGGAAGTATTCCGACTAGCGGATTGTATAAGTCTTCATTTCTTGTAAATTCATTTGATAGCGATATTAGAAGCTATCTTACAGGCTCAGGTGCAAGCGGTCTTCATTTTGGAGTGAAATGGCTTTCAATAGACAGAAGCGTATTATACGCAACAGGAAGCTTAAATATTAACGCAAGAGAAACAACATATTTCTCTCAAACACCAGAACGGTACTTTATTAATATTACAAATATGAGATCTGCATATAAGAATAATGAGAAATTTAGGTTTAGAGTGTTTATTGATGATTTCAACAAAGACATCGTTTTTGCTAAAACACCGCTAGAAAACTTAGGTGTAATTGTTGATAAATGTTATTACAGGGTTAGAGACTTTGAAAGTGATGATATCATAATTCCTTTTCATGATCCTGGAACAAAAATATCCAATGATTCAAGTTCTCATTATTTTGACATTTTTATGTCATCATTTCCGCGAGGAAGAACATACACATTTGATTTTAAGATAGTCAACAAAGGGCAAGAAATTATTGTCAATGATGTTGCAGCAAAATTTAGGGTAGAGTAGCATGTCTCGTCTAAGATCTCGTCCACCTCTTTTTAGGGGAAAAAAGAATCAAACAACAACCAGTGTCACAAGAAGAGGTATTAATAATGCAGCTATCGGTGATCACTCAACGGAAGAAGACAATTTTTTCCTTGATTCTTATACAGCTGGGTTTAAATCGACACAGCAGCTTTCAATAAATTTTGCTGATTTTAAAAATCATACATTTTTTGCTCCTGCAAGAGCCAAAGTAGATATTGCTTTACACAAGGCGATAAATGAATACCCATATACTGGTTCGCAAGCAGATATTGATTCATTTTTGTTTAAACTTACTGGTTTTGAAAAATATGTCTTTGATCAAATTCCAAAAAATATAGGATTTCTATTTTTTTCCGGAACTCAAACAACAGAAGCTACTGGTGGAACATCGATTGTTGTTAGTCCGTTTTCTGGTAATGAGTTTTCTAGTTCACCTGGTGCTACAGGTGCTGCATGTCTTACAGTTGGTCAAAGCCCATTTGAAATTGAAGCTCATCTCTACGTTCCGGATATTGTCAACAGCAACCAAGTCATTATTCAAAGATTGCAAGGATCTGCAGGCTATACACTAGCACTATCACAATCAGCTAGTACAACTAACTGTAAAATTGTATTTCTTGTTTCCTCAGCATCTGATTCATATGTCATAGCTTCAGGCTCTATCGCAAAAGGACAATTTTCTCACGTTAGAGCATGCCTAGAAAACCAATTGGATAGCAAGCAGGCAAGTATCTACATAGATGACTTGCTAGTTGCCTCTTCATCAGATACACAAGAATTTGGTATTCTAAGTTTTGATACTTCTAGCTTTGTAATCGGTAGTGGAAGTCTTCATTCAATTCTTGATTACAGTTTTTTGCCAGTGCAAACGCTAAGCGGAGCAATTGATGAATTAAGATTTTTTACAGATCAAAGAAGCAATGAAGTTGCAATTGCAAACAGCTTGTCACAAATATTCTCAACTTCAAGTTTAGGTCTTTATTTTAGATTTGATGAACCAAGCGGTTCATATGACATGAATAGTGTTGTTTTAGATTATTCTGGTCGCTGTCTACATTCAAGAATAGTCAATTATAGCCAATCGCTAAGAAGCACTGGGTCGTTACAAGTTCCACTTGTCTATCAAAATGCAGCATATAGTCCAGTTTTATACCCAGATTATGCTGGCTTTGATAGTCTCGTAACCCGGCTTTTGACAAGCGCATCAAATTACGACATTGAGAATCCAAATATCGTAACTCGTCTTGTTCCTCCTCACTACCTTAATGAAAGCGCACAAGTAGTTGGCTTACAAAATTTTGATAGCGGAATAGGAGAATATCCTACACTTGCTGATATACCTGGTACAGGAGAGCTTTCAAATACTTCAATTTTATTAAAAATGCTTTGCATGATGTCAATTTCACTTGATGAAACTAAGCAATTTGTTGATAGCATGTCAAATATTCTTTCAATAGAGCCAGGTGATGAAGACAAAATAAGCAGTCAAATGCTAAAATATGCTGGTGATTATTTTGGAATTGATCTTCCAAACTTTTTTGCAAAATCAACAACTGACCAATTTTCATTTGGTCAAAATGTTGATAATGAAACTCTGACGACTTATACACTTAGAAGTCTAAGAGAAGACTTGTGGCGTCGAATTCTGGCAAATATGCCTTATGCAAATGCATCAAAAGGCACAAAAAATTCAATAAGATCTGTGCTTCTTTCATCTGGAATTGTTCCTGAGAATTTTTTTACAATTAGAGAATATGGAATGTCAGGCGAGGCTAGAGTTGCAAGTCTTAGAGATCAATCAATTGAAGTTACTTCAATGCTTGACTTTTCTTCAAGCTTTAAAATTCCTACAGGCTCTTTTGTTTCTCCCGGAGTTAGAATTGATTCACCGAGAATTATTGGAACATATTTAAGTGCCTCGCGAGTCGAAGTAGGCAGACCTAACCCAGCAGGATCTTTTGTCAATATTTCAAGTGAATTTCCTCATGGTATTTCTAATAATAAAAATGATGGGCTTTTAACATCTGGCTCATTTTCAATTGAAGCTTCTTATGTATTCGATAAGCGACTTTTGCATCAAAGCAATCAGAGCCTATTTAGACTGCTAACAACGGGTAGCAGTATTGCAGGAAATCATCTAATTGCAAATGTGATATATGATCAAAATAGCCAAAGCTCCGGAAGTATAACCCTTGCGTTCAAGCCTTCTGCTGAGCCTGCTGCAGTTGCACCTGCTCCTATGTTGCTTGTTCTTACGGGTGTAAATCTTTTTGACGGTGAGCGGTGGACAGTTGGATTTGAAAGAACGAGAAACGATTACATTAGCACACTTTCTTCGAGTTATACACTCAGATGTGCAAGACAGATTGGTGGCCAGGTTAATTTCTTTAGTACGTCATCTTTTTATGCTGAAACAGCAGTGGTCAGCGGTTTGAACGTGCTTTCAAATATAAATGCGACATACAACGCATCAGGATCATATACTATAATTGGATCTCAAAGTTTTGAGACTTCAACAAGATTTCTAAACTCTC